CAACCTGTTGAAGGAGTTGATCGTCGAGTTCCTCAAGTCCTTCGAGGGGTCGAACATGAAGTTCAGGATGTCCTCGGCGTTGGAGGAGATGCCGATGTCCTCCATGTGGAAGTTGATCTGCCTCATCTTCGGGTGGGAGTTCCTCTTCATCCTGGACATGGAGGCGATCTCCAACGAGGCCTTGTCCAACATGTTCATCAACTCCTTCATGTTGTCCATCATGAACAGGGTGCTGACCTTGTCCTCCCTGTTCTTGATGAACCTGATGAACCCGATCACGTCGGTCGACATGTCCATCAGCCTCTTCTCCATCTCCTCCTTCTCGTCCAACAGCACCGTCGACGGCGAGGAGGACTTCTCGATCTCCATCTTCTTCTCGTCGATGTCGTCCATCAAGTTCGTCATCTCCAACGAGTTCGGGTAGATGACCGCCTTGTTGTCCGACAACTGGAGGGCCCTGACCAACGAGTGGACCACCATGGTCTCCTGGAACTCGTACTTCCTGTTCATCCCGACGAAGAAGGAGTTCCTGAACCCCTTGTAGTGCTTCCAGTCGTTCCTGCACACGTGGACGTTCAAAGCGTCGTTGTTCAACTCCTTTATGACCTCCTCCTGGCTCTTGTTCAGCCTCTTCTCGTAGAAGTCCTTCTTCAACTCGATCAACTTCTTGTCCAACCTGGTCGGCAACTCGAACCAGAACTTGCCCGAGCCGGTGTCGTCGAAGGGGACGTACTTCCTGGACCTCTTCAAGTTCGTGTCGGACGAGGCGGTGTACATCTTCCTGTAGAACTCGTTCAACTCGTCGGAGTTCTCCTTGTCGAACATGAGGATCTCGGTCCCGAAGATCAGGGTCTCGGTCATGTACCTCTTCGGGATGAACCCCAGGACGGTCGGGAGCTGGTCCTCCTTGCAGTTCAACTCCATGGTCATCTGGTTGATCAAGTTGTTGTCGTACCTGTAGTACCTCTTCAGCTGGTTCCTGGCCATCAACATCAGGTTCTTCACCGTGGTCAAGTACACCCCGTGCTCCATGCACCTCCTGATCGACGACATCATGAAGTTCACCGCCTCCTCGGGGCAGGTCAAGTCCGGGATCATGTTCGCCGTGTAGAGGTCCTTCAAGGTCGCCCAGCACATCCTCTTGCCGATGGAGAACAACGAGTTGAACTCCGTGATGGTGAACTGGAGCGCGGACTTCTTCCAGTTGCTGTGGATGTTGGCCAACCTGTACGCCATGTCGACCACCTTTATGTAGCACTTCATCGACGCCTCCGCCTGGTCGACCGACGCGAAGTTGAATATCATCATCTTGGTCTTGTCGTCGGACGAGATCAAGGTCGTCTGGTTGATCCTCGTGTTGTACAGCTTCAGCAAGATGTCCTCGATCAGCTTGTCCACCATGTCGTCCATCACCGAGTGGTAGATGCTGCTCAAGAAGTGGAACATCCCCTGCCCCATCCCCGAGAACAAGACCGGCGCGCCGCCGGCCTCCTCGGACATCTCCCTGAAGTCCTGCACCGAGTCCAAGGACTCCTTCTCCCCCGTCGGCTTCTTCAGCCACTTGGTCTTGAGCAACTCCGGGGTGAGCATCACCTTGTAGCTGAACGAGACGATGACGGTGCACATGAAGTTCTTCAGCCTCTCGTCCATCTCCCAGTTGTACACGAAGTACGCGAAGTGCTCCATCACGAACCCGGGCGCCCACTTCGTGGCGTCCGCGTTCAACGCGCCGTAGAGGCAGATCTCCCCCTTCTTCTTCATGTAGATCAAGAGGT